AACCTTGTCTGCTGTCTTGCAAGTAGAAGGGGACTGATAACCTCTTGCTCACGAGATTGAATCGCCCCTACTACTCTGTCTGGCTTGAGTTTGCTACGCAACGATTCAACTCAACTTACGCTTACAAATCGCCTAGGACTAGCATCAGTAAGACCATATTCTTATAACTTGGCATTGATAGGTAATCTTTTGGGGAATACTTTTAATGGGTTTTCTCCTTTGTTTAAGGGTTACACCACAGACTTTCACTGCCTTTCCCAACCAAGTCAATTCTTTTAACTCCTTACTTTACTTCAAACTTCTTTGAAACTTCATTAATAATATCATCTATGTTTTCGTGGCTAGACAATTCCATAAGATGTAGTTCATCTACAATATTATCTTTTAAATAATACGAAGTTATTTTAGTTTTGCCTGTATCGTCATCTATATAAATATACGACACACCTTCGCCAAAAATGTCTTCCTTCATGGTATCTTTCATATCACCATATGCCTCTCTTAAAGCATTATACTTGTCATACACAACCTGTGCTTTATCCCTAGCTTTTTTGTATTTAACAAAAGCAGGGTGCTTTGCTACTGATTTTGATTTAAAACTACTTTTAACTTTTTTAACTATTTTTTCGGCTATCAGTTCTTTTTGCCTGTTCGTTATTCTCATTATTATTTCTCCTAAGTTCATTTAAAAATGTTACTATCACATTAAGGTCTGCTACTTTGTATTCTAATTCAGTCAATGCCTTCTCAATGCGATTTACTCTAGCATTAACTTTTTCGGCTTCTTTGTCAACTCCTAAAATATTTTTTATTATTCTAATCATCTTTCCATTCTTGTACACGAATATTTTTTACTTTAAAATCTAAATCATCTAACCAACTTATAATTTCACTTTCAATATGTGATGTATCAAAAAAAGTTTCATCATCTTCTCTTAAATCATCATCTCTATCTAAATCAAATTCTACATTAAACTTTGTCATCACTTTCTCCTAATTATAATTATTAATTATAACCCTTATAAAACTTACTTTTCTTATTGTCAAGTTATATTTTATTTTTTATTTATTGACTATAAGTAGATTACTACTAGTATATTAAATACTCCCTTAATATTGTTATAATTTTTATGTAGACTAAAGTCTATTTTAAGGGTGTTCGTTTTTATGTCAAGGAGGAAAGTATGAAAATAAATTTATTTAATTTTATGATAATAAATTATATATTACAATTATCCATAGTTCTGATAGTTGCTTTAATTAAGGGCTGACAAAATGGTTGACAAACAAAATTGAAAAGTTATACTGACAAACTTGATATTTGCTTTGTACTGTCTGACAGTAGGCATTGACATACAGTTGGTGCACTCTAAATTTAACAAGCGAGGCAAGATTAAGTTGCAGGTAACTTCGGAGATAGATAATGATTACATGGGATAGATTGAATGACGCCATTATAGGAATAGGTGGTCGCTGTGGCATGGAAGAAGTATTTGTTTATAGCTATGACAAAATTCTTGACATCCTGATGAAAGAAGATGGGATGACAGAAAGAGAAGCTATTGACTATATTGAATTTAATATTGCAGGTTCGTATGTAGGTGAGATGACACCTATCCTTGTACGCAGTCTTGACGAAACAGAAAAATTTATTGTTGACAAACAAACCAAATCAGTATTTACTGACAAAAAGATTGACGATAAGGAGATAAATTAATGGCTGACAAAAAGGGTAGATTATCCTCTGACGAATTGTGGCAAGAAGATCAAGACAGGAAGAGAGAAGAAGTAGGGTATGAAGAATACGAAAGACAAATGGATTTAGAAGAATATCTTGCTGACAAAAGCTACGAGGAACACAAGGATTGGGTAAATTCAAAGAAATAAATGTTATGATACAGGACATTGTTTTACAATTAGCACCACCACCTTCTGACGTAGCGTTACGTATGGACTGTCCTGCCTGTAACCACAAGAACACATTGTCTATAATGAACAACAACGGAACAATTCTTTACCACTGCTTCTCAGCTTCATGTAATGTGAAGGGTAGAGTGTCTGACAGAAAAGAATTAAAGTTCACAAGACATGAACAATTACCTCCTAAGGCTGTTCCCCTTGACTCACGTAGTTTTGTGCCCCTAAGTAGAGACTGCAAGGCACTCGACATGGTGGTCAAGCGGAACAGTTATGAGGCTTACCAACACGCAAGGGCTGACATACGATATGATGTACGCCAAGACAGGGTTGTCTTTATGGTATATAAGGATGGCAAGACTGTTGACGCTGTAGGTAGGAAATTAAACGAAGATGACAATAGACCTAAATGGTTTCGTTATGCACGAAGCCGACACCCATTTGTTTGTAAAGCAAAAACTGACACTGACATAGCATTTCTAGTAGAAGATTGTTTCTCTGCCTGTGCTGTATCGCAGGTGTATCATGGTGTTGCACTGATGGGTACTAATCTTCCAAATGAATACTTGACAACTCTTAAATCTTACAGTAAAATAGTAGTAGCATTAGATAGAGATGCCTCCAAAAAAGCTATTGAGCTGACCAAACAACTCAAGTTGTATGTGCCTTCTACCCTTGTTTTTCTGGAAAAAGATATTAAGAATATGGAATTAACAGAAATACAGGAGTTAATATGAAACCGCATACTGCACCGACTAAAAAATTTGACAGACAACTATTTAATGCAAACGATCCTCAAACAAGAGAGTCTGCAAAAAAATTATTACCACCAAAATTAAAAGAAATATTAGGGCTAGATGAAGAGCCTGTCTTGGAAGATAATCCGAAGGCGTATGGCATTGACCTTCTATGTGAAAAACATAATCTCAGTGTAGAGGTAGAAACAAAACATGGATGGGGTTCTGGTAAATTTCAGTGGGGTGATATGCATATCCCAAGAAGAAAGTTTAGGTACACAGAAATTGACGGTGATGTCTTTTTTGTAGTGTTTAATACTGACAGAACACAGGCAGGTATAATGACAAAAGACTCTGTTAAAAAACAAAGAGTAGTCAATAAATTCAATAGGTTATCGAGATTACATGAGGATTATATCTCTGTGCCTGTTGAGGAAATTATATGGGTTTAGGAGATACCAATGCAACAAGTAGAGTTACCGTCAGATTATCAAAAGTTTATACACCAGTCACGTTACGCTAGGTGGAAAGAAGAAGAAGGAAGAAGAGAGACATGGGAGGAGACAGTATCAAGATATTTTGATTTTATGTCTGACCACCTTCTTGACAACTTTGATTATGAGTTACCTGACAGCATAAGAGAAAGGATAGAAAACAGAGTCCTTAATCTTGACATCATGCCTTCTATGAGAGCACTGATGACAGCAGGTGTTGCATTAGAAAGATGCAATGTTGCAGGTTACAACTGTTCTTATCTACCAGTTGACAATCCAAGATCGTTTGACGAATGTCTTTACATACTTATGTGTGGCACAGGTGTAGGTTTCTCTGTTGAGACTAAGTACACAGCACAACTACCTATAGTAAACGAGGCACTACATGACTCTGACACTGTAGTAGTAGTATCTGACTCTAAAGAAGGTTGGGCTAAAGGTTACAAAGAACTAATATCTCTGTTATACTCTGGACAAATTCCTAAGTGGGACTTGTCTCGCCTACGCCCTGCAGGTGCTAGGTTAAAAACTTTTGGCGGTAGATCATCTGGTCCAGACCCTCTTGACGATTTGTTCCAGTTTACTGTAGATATTTTTAAGAAATCTGCAGGTAGGCGTTTAAAGTCCATAGAGTGCCATGACATTATGTGTAAGATAGGCTCTGTGGTAGTGGTAGGAGGAGTACGAAGATCGGCTCTAATAAGCTTATCTGACCTTGAGGATCAAGAGATGTCATTGGCTAAGTCTGGCGAGTGGTGGAATGACGAGGGGCAGAGGGCTCTTGCAAACAATTCTGTATGCTATCAAGACACACCTCCTGTAGGCATTTTTATGAGAGAATGGCTAAACCTATACAATTCTAAGTCTGGTGAAAGAGGCATATTTAGTAGAGATGCTTCTGTTAGACAGGCAGAAAAGAATGGCAGAAGAGATTCTGGACATGAGTTTGGAACTAACCCATGCTCTGAGATTATACTAAGACCGTATCAATTTTGCAACTTAACAGAAGTTGTAGTCAGAGCAGATGATGATATTGAAAGGTTAGCTAAGAAAGTAGAAGATGCTACCATACTTGGCACAATACAATCTACACTTACAGAGTTTAAGTACCTACGAAAAGTTTGGCAAAACAATACAGAAGAAGAAAGACTTCTTGGTGTTTCGCTTACAGGCATATTAGATAATCCTAAGTTAGGAAAGGCAGATGACCTGAAGAGGTTAAGACAACAGGCTGTAGATACTAATTTAGGATTAGCAGAACAACTAGGCATACCACAATCAACTGCAATTACTTGCGTTAAACCATCAGGCACTGTCTCCCAACTTGTAGACTCTGCTTCTGGTATACACGCAAGGCACTCAGCATATTACATAAGAACGGTTAGGGGTGACAAAAAAGACCCACTATCTCAGTTTCTTATTGACCAAGGTATACCGCATGAGGATGACCTTATGCAACCAGAGAACACTGTGGTCTTTTCATTCCCTATGAAGTCTCCTACCAAGGCAGTCCTTAGAGAAGACCTCAGTGCCATTACTCAACTAGAAAACTGGAAGAACTACCAAGAGCATTGGTGTGAACATAAACCCTCAGTTACCATATCTGTAAAAGAAGATGAATGGTTTGAAGTAGGTTCTTGGGTGTACAATAATTTTAAAGATGTAGCAGGTGTTTCATTTCTGCCACACTCTGACCATACATACAAACAGGCACCATACCAAGACATAACTAAGGAAGAGTATGATACCTTAAGTAAAAAAATGCCACGAAATGTCGATTGGACATTATTATCAAACTACGAAAGAGAGGACAATACAACAGGCACACAAGAGTTGGCATGCAGTGCAGGTGCTTGTGAGATTGTAGACATAACATGATATCATTATTAGGCTCCGTTCTCGGCTTTGGGACTTCTTTTCTCCCCAGTATTCTTGGATTCTTTGAAAAGAAACAAGCCAACAAACAAGAACTTTTGATGCTAGAGGCGAAAGCTAAGTACGCATCAGAACTAAGCAAACTAAAATTAAAAGAACTAGATGCAGAAGCAGACATAGAAGAAGTAAAAGGTTTGTACAAACATGCTGAGTCGTTGGCACAAGCAAACAAATCTACATTTGTATCTGCTTTACAAGCCTCAGTAAGACCAGTTATAACATATGCTTTCTTTGCTATATTTGCATTTGTTAAAATCACCTACGTGATAATGGCAGTGCAAGAAGGAAGAGATGTATTACCTGCTATACTAGAGGCATGGGATGAGGAAAGTCAAACTATCTTTGCCGCTATAGTTAGCTTTTGGTTTGGGAATCGTTTATTCAAAGCAAGGAGCAAATAGTGTCTGGAAATTTTATAGAACATGTAGCAAAAGATGTAAAAGCAGATTTTTTTAAAACAACTTTTTTTAAATTTAATAATAAAAACATAGCTTTAGATTTAAAAAAATATATAAAATCTTTAAATACAAAAGGAATTGAATCTAATATAGCTCCTCAGTTAAAACATAATTTAAAAGAATCTACATTTGATTTTTTTCATGACAAAGAAAGTGCTGTACAAAATTCTATAGCATATATAGGTGAGTGCATTAAATATTCTATAAATATTTTATTAGATGAAGAAGAAGATTATAAAATTTTATTTACGGACAGTTGGTATCATATAGGAAGCACTAATAGTTCTCATGAAACTCATGGTCATTCTAATTGCAGTTGGTGTGGAATTTTTTATTTGCAAGCAGGAGATAAAGATTGTGGAGGTCATACAGTTTTTATAAGTCCTGTGTATAGTAATTATCATGATTTAATATCAGTGCATCATTCTGAAAATAGTATTAGAATTATTCCAGAAGATGGAAAATTAATTTTATTTCCTTCTTATGTGCAACATTATCAAGCGACATATACAGGCAAAAAAAATAGAATTATGGTAGGTTTTAATTTTACAATTAAAGATAGAGTGGATAAATGATTATGGTTAGTATAAAAAAAGCAAGGAGTAAGTAATGCCTACAGATTTTTCAAAAGCACCTGAAGGTCAAATATCTCCTTTGTTTCCTTTTGCACCTATGATAATGTACGCAAAGATGCCTATGGACTTAGTAAGAAGATTAAATAAGTATGTTAACAAAACTATAAAGAATGAAGAAAAAATTAAAAAGTTAGACCATTCTAATAATCTTGTAGGTAAACTTAAACAAGAATTTTTAATAGAGTCTAATGAGTTAGAAAAACATACAGAATTTTTTAACAATGTCATAAGTAAGTATTTAGATACTGATTTAAACAGATCATTTAAAAGTTTAGCACCTGGTACAGGATATGGCATACAATATAAATCAGCATGGATAGTTAGACAATTTGCAGGCGAGTATAATCCTGCACATATACATACTGAGTGTAGTATGTCTTGCGTTGGCTACCTAAGATTACCTGAGAATATACAAGAAGAGTGGGAAGAAGATTATAAAGATCATTATCCTGCTAATGGGCATATAGAGTTTTTACATGGTTCGTCTGGTAAAATGCACCAACATACTTTAATGGTAAAGCCTACAGTTGGTGATTTTTTTGTATTTCCTGCCGACCTCATACACATGGTATACCCTTTTAAAAGTGAGGGTGAAAGAAGATCGTTTAGTATGAATATAGAAGTGCACCAACAAAAATTTGATAAAGATGGAAAACCAGTAGAAATACCTAAAGCAAAAGAAGGACATATTGCAGGTGGTTTTGAACTTGCATAATTAAAATAAATATAATATAACACTCTAACCTTTTTAGGAGAACAAAATGGAGTCACAAATAATATCCCTACTTTTAAGTAGAGAAAACTTTGATAAGGCAAAAGCCCTTGTCACAAAAGATATGTTTGATAAGAAGTATAAAACTATCTTTGATGCAGTAATGCATTATCATACTAAGTATGAAGGTGATCTATCGAAAGATAATCTTTTTATAGTACACAAAAATTTATATCCTGCTATGCCAGACTCTACTAGAGAGTTAGTAGAAGATGCAATAAAAGATATACCAGAAGACATAGAGGGTGATCCTCAATTTGTAATGGATACCCTTACAGAGTTCTGGCGTAGAGAGATGGCAAGGAAAGTAGGCGAAACAGCTATTGATATATGGAATGGCGACTCAGCTAACTTTGGTGATCTACGAATGATGATTGACCAAATAATAAATCAAGATTCGGCTACTGGTATTCTGTCTATGCAAAGGGAAGAGACAGATGTTGAAGAATTGTTTCAAGACTTTGAGGCAGACCCAGACTTCCCTTTCCCAATAATAACATTATCTGATGAGGTAGCAGGTACATACCGAGGTAACCTTGGCATTATCTTTGCTAGACCTGAAAGTGGTAAGTCATCTTTCTGTGCTTTCCTAGCTGCAGAAGCAATACGTAAAGGCAACACTGTCGGTTACATAATGAATGAAGAGACAGCCAAAAGAATGAAGTCAAGAGTTCTAACTGCCTACTTTAATGTACACAAAGAAACCTACATGCAAGAAATAGAAACTATAAAAGAAGTTTACAAAAATGAAATAGAAGATAGACTTTTTATTATGGATTCTGTAGGCTCAGACATATCAGAGATAGACCAGTTTGCAAAACTAAATAAAATTGATGTGCTGTTTGTAGATCAGTTAGACAAGGTAAAGGTAGGTGGTGAGTTTAGTAGAGGTGATGAAAGATTGAAAGAACTTTACGTAAATGCAAGAGAGATAGCAAAAAGAAACAACTGCATGGTGTGGGCTGTGTCTCAGGCAAGTTATGATGCACACAATCGTCAGTTTTTAGACTTCGCTATGCTTGATGGTTCTAAGACTGGCAAGGCAGGTGAGGCTGATATAATTATAGGTATAGGAAAAAATCCTGGTGAGGATGATGATACTAGGTTTTTATGTGTATCAAAAAATAAAATTTCAGGGTGGCATGGTCATGTCGTATGTGAGATAGATAAACTTACTGGGAGGTACTACGAATGATTTTAACATTAGATGTAGAAACTACCTTTATAAAAACAGACAAAGGTTCTGATCCGTCACCTTACACTAGAGGTAATCAGCTAGTATCTGTAGGCTTTAAGGAAGATGATAACCCTGTACAGTATGTGTGGTTCTATCACTCAAAGAAAGACCCTACACCAAACAACATGAAGATAGTACAAGATGCACTAGACAGAGCAGACGTACTGCTAGGTCACAATATAAAATTTGATTTGCAGTGGTTGTTTGCGTCTGGCTTTACATATGATGGTGCTGTATATGATACTATGGTGTTTGATTACGTATGGGCTAGGGGTGTTAAAGTACCTCTTAGCTTGGATGAATGTTGTCGTAGGCATAAAACGTCAACTAAGAAAAAGAAAGAAATTTTAGAAAACTACTTGAAAGAAGGTATAGGATTTGATATAATACCTGCAGACATAGTAGAAGAATACGGAATCGCTGATGTGCAGTCTACTTATGAAGTAGCTGTAAGTCAGTCTAAACAAGAAGGAAAGAGCATTGAGCAGATTGCAGCCTACACTATACCTGTCTTTTGAGGTAACAAAAGTTTTAGCAGGAATGGAAAGAGACGGCATCAAGATAGACCGTCAAGCTCTAAACCTTGTTAAAGATGAGTACACAAAAGAATTAGAAGAACTTGGTATATTCTTAAACAAAGAAGTGTCTAGAGTTATGGGTGATACACCTATAAATTTATCTAGCCCTGATGATAGGTCTAAGTTATTATTTTCTAGAGCAGTAAATAATAAAAAGACTTGGACAAATGTTTTTAACTTAGGCTACGAAGTTAGAGGTAATACAAAAAAACCAAAACGTAGAGCCTACATGACTGATGCACAATTTAAGAGGTCGGTTGTAAACAACACTACAGTGCAGTACAGAACAGAAGCTACCAGATGTAACCCTTGCAAAGGTTATGGCAAAGTAGCTAAGAAAAGAAAAGACGGTTCTTGGGGCACTGCTAGATATATCTGTAAGTCTTGTTCAGGCACTGGTATACAATATATACCTACAGGACAGGTAGCAGGATTTAAGTTAGTACCTTTAGATACAAAAGCATGTAGCAGTGCAGGATTTAAGACTGATTCAGATGCTTTGTCTTTGTATTACGAGAGAGGTAACGAAGAGGCAGTTACATTTATAAAAGCCTACCTTAGATACAATGCAATTAAGACTTACCTAAAAACTTTTATAGAAGGTATAGAAAAAAATTTAGATTACTCAGATAGAATACATCCTCAGTTTATGCAGTGTGTTACAAGTACAGGCAGGCTGTCATCTAGGAATCCTAACTTTCAAAACATGCCTAGGGGTAAAACATTTCCAGTACGTAGGGCAGTTGTGTCTAGGTTTGAAGGGGGTAAGATTCTTGAAGGGGATTACGCACAGCTAGAGTACAGAGTAGCAGGGTTCTTAAGTAAAGATAAACATGTATACGAAAATGTCAAGGGTGGTGTTGATGTACACAACTTGACTGCTACGATTATAACTGGTAAAGATAAAGAAGAGATTACGTCAGAAGAAAGACAAAATGCAAAGGCACATACTTTTGCACCTTTATATGGTGCTACTGGTATAGGATTGCCTGAACATGTACACAGATACTATTATCAATTTACAGAAGTATATCCTGGAATTGGTGAATGGCATGATAGGTTAGCTCAAGAGGCTTTGAAGTATAAAGTTGTGAGTCTACCTTCTGGTAGGGAATACAGATTTCCCTATGTAAAGAGAACAGCTAGAGGCATTACACATGGCACTAGCGTAAAGAATTATCCTGTACAGGGGTTTGCAACAGCAGATTTACTTCCGTCTGCTTTAGTGCTTACCTTCGAGGAGTTTAAGAAAAAGAAACTTAAGTCCTTGCTTTGTAATACAGTACATGATAGTATAGTGGTGGATGTACATCCTGATGAAGAAGATCAAGTAATTGAAATTGTCAAAGAATGTATGCTCTCCATCCCTCAGCAAGCTAAGAGAAGATGGGGCATTGAGTACGATATGCCTGTAGGCATTGAGATTAAAATCGGAAGCAACTGGCTAGACACTAAAGAAATTTTTTCTAATTAATGCTTGCAATTAATTTAGTTCTAGTGTACAATAATAAGATTGTGCAACTCATAAGGAGTAATATATGACACAACTAGCGACTACCGAGAATACAGACCTCGTAATTCCAGATAATCTGGATAAATTGTCTGTAGATGAACTAGCAAATATGCTTGGTCAAAGGGATGGGATGGAATCTCAATCCTCTGGCGATTCGTTTGCTAGATTGTCAATTAACCACTCACCAGAAGATGACGCAGGTAATACATTGCCTAGAGGTCACTTTGCATTATACAACCCAAACACTAAAGAAAAAGTTTTTGGTAAGGATGTGACTTTCAGAGTTTTTGTGAGAAGGTTTATGTACAGCCTATGGGACAATGAGCAGGGTGCATACTCTGTTCGTAGTACTCAGCAAGCTAAACTTAATGATGTCTTCCCAGATAATGAAGGCGGATATAAGTGTGGCAAGCTAACTCGTAAAGAAATAGAAGAGTTAGGTACTGATTCTCCAGAAGCTGCTGCATCTGCTATGGTTAAGTGTAATCAAGTATTGTACGGATTAGTTACTATTGCTGATGGTAAAACTGCAACAGGTGAAGATGCTCCTGTAACAGATGTGCCAGTAGTATTCTATGGTAAGGGTGCAAGTTATACTCCTATATCTCAATTTTTTAAAGATGTAGATAGTAAAAACTTACTTACTTGGAATGTTGTAGCAAAGATGAAATCTGTACGTCATAAGAATGGTGCGACTATCTACTATTCTAGTGACATGTCTATATCTGATACAGTGGATTTCTCGAAAGAAGACAAAGAACTTTTAAAGAGCTTTGCTGATTCGATTAATTCCTATAATCTCCGTGTATCAGGTGAGCACACTGAAGCTAAAGGTGGCTTAGGTGTGGAAGATGCTATCGACCTTGCTGCTGTCGAGGCATAAATGAACTCGATTCAAATACTCATACAGGATTATTTGAAGAGAGGGATCAAGGGGGAGGCAGAAATGCCTTCCTCTCTGGTTCAAGAGTTTAAAGATTCTTGTGGTCAAGCACTAGAGAAACAATTTTCTAGAGAACCAAGAGAACATAAACTACGTTTGTCTGCATTAGGCAAACCTCTATGTCAACAACAATCAGAAAAGCTAGGCATTGAACAAGAGTTTGGTTACAATGCAATTATGCGTTTCTTACTAGGAGACTTAGTAGAAGCTGCTTTAGTAGCAGTTATGAAAGCATCTGGAATAGATGTGCAAGACGAACAAAAGAAAACAAAAATTAATTTAGATGATACAGATATTAATGGAACTTTAGATATTATAATAGATGATAAAGTATATGATATTAAATCTGCTAGTCCATATGCGTTCCAAAATAAATTTGGAAAATTCGGTGGCTACTCTAAGGTAAAAGAAGATGATCCTTTTGGGTACGTAGTCCAAGGTTATGCCTACGCTGAAGGTGTAGACAAGCCATTTGGAGGGTGGATTGTTGTAGATAAATCGTCAGGTGAGGTCACGGTTTGTGAAGCTCCAGACATTCAAGAGCAAGAAAAGAAAGAAGCCTTAGAGTCAGCCACTGTTAATGTACGTAAGTTAAAGAAAACAAAACGAGTAGAGAAACAATTTAAACCTACAGATGAGATAGATAAAGGTGAACCTAACGGTAATAAACTTTTACCTAGAGAATGTGGTTTCTGTGGGTTTAGGCACAACTGTTGGTCTAAAGCTAAATACATACCTAAGCAAACATCTAGGGCAAAGAATCCTCCGTATGCATGGTACACCAAGGTAGTTACAGATGCCCATTCTTAAAACTTACAATCTTTCTGTAGCAGACTTTACAGAAAATAAAAACATACATTATCTATATCCTGATAACTGGAGTCACCAGAAAGGCTCAGACATAATAAAGATACTTAGAGATAGTGATTTTGGTATACCATTGTATGTAGGCTTATCTCCTGTAAAACCTTTTGATGAGTCAAGAGGTATGAATGAATTAGATCAAAGCCTAGAGAAGGTACGTAACATTCTTTTACAGAAAGGTATAGTTATAGTTTTGATAAATGAGTTCTACGAAGCTATAGATTATGATAACGGTGAGCCTTACGAAAAAGAAATAATAGATAATGTTTTAGAATTATTAGATATAGGATGTCCTAAAGATGTTGAAATTACCTTATAGATCAAAGTTTGAGATAAGAGTTGCTGCAGACTTAGGTAAGAAAAAAATAAAGTTTGATTATGAGCCTAAAACTTTTACATATGTACCTAAGATAAGATCATACACCCCAGACTTTTACATAAAAGAAAAAGACTTTTATATTGAGGCTAAAGGTAGGCTTACAACAAATGATAGAGTAAAGCATCTTATGATAAAAGAACAATGGCAAGACTTAGATGTAAGGTTTATATTTGTACAGGCAGATAATAAAATATTAAAAGGTTCAAAAACTACATATGCAGATTGGTGTGATAGGCATGGTTTTCTTTGGGCACAAGGAACTATACCTAAGGAGTGGATGGATGACTGATGATATAACTATTACGTTTGAAGATGATGATAGAATAAAAAAACTTGTAGACTCACTTGACTTAAAAGAAGGTTATCTATATATTGTATTACGACCAGAAGATAATGGTTTTGAAATACTAGGTGCAGATAAACTTCCAGGGGATGTTACAGAAGGTGCTGCAACTAAGATGTACATATTATTTTCAGGTCTTATGAGTTTAGCTACAGAACAACAAGACTTAGTTATGGAAGCAGGTAATTATGCTATACATAGAGAGTTAGATAAAAAAAGAAAAAAAGAAGTAGAAGGTAAAGGAGAAAATATAATTGCTTTTCCAGGGAAAAAGGATGTTTAAATACAATGAAAAGAATTTAATTAAACAAATTCTAGTGTACATAATAAATACTTACACACAACATTATTCTAAAAATAACTTACAGGCTACTGAGGTAATTATAGACTCAGGGTATGGTAAAGGTTTTTGTATCGGTAATGTGCTTAAGTATGCACAGCGATATGGAAAGAAAGGAAGTCACGAAGATCAAAGAAAAGACTTGCTTAAATTAATACATTATGCTATTATAGCATTGTTTATTCACGATGAAGAAGGAGTTAGTGATGAGTAAAGAAGAAGTAAAAAAAGAAAGAGCACGTAAGGAGGATGGCACATTTCAGGCTGATGACCCTAATACACCAGACCAGAATGAAGCTTTTAAACCTGTAAGGTTCTATCTTATGCAAGACCAACTAGCTAACACTATCTTACAGAAGTTAGCAACCTTACCCTATGGTGAAGTAAGTGAAATGCTTAATAGTCTTCGAGCTATGCAACATGTCTTAGTTGACCCAACCACAAGAAAAGTATTGGATCAGTCCGTTGCAGACCAAAAAGAAAAATAGAGCTATACTTGCACAGTTAACTGTAGAGTTAAGTCAGGATGGGAAAGTGTATCTAGAGAATCAAACTCTTGATCCTAAGCTTTTTAGACAAGCAATGGATGATTGGAATGATACTTATGAAGGTACACTAACCCTAACTAACCTCTTACACGAACTAAAACGTGAAATAGAACTTTTACAAGACAAAATACCCTCATTCCTTAAATAAAGCACATAGAAGCCCATACAACGAAAGTTGTTGTTTTTGGATGTCTACTATTCAGGAGGTGTTAAAAGGGTCTTAGAAACGATTCTGAGGAACTTTTTTTTACAGAACCTGTGATAAACAGATAATTATTACTAAATATGATGCAATGTGCACAATGTCTTCCATGAAATACTCCTAGGCATGGAAAGGTTAATGATACTTTCATTATACACACAGAATACAGATTTGTCCAATCAATAGTTGTGATGAAAACTATTTATAATGTAAATACTAGTTAGCTAGTGGGTTGTCATTGTTACCAATATTGTCAACTCTACCTTCAACTCTATCTAATCTTTTCTCAAGGTTTTCTACTTTAGTTTCTAAAGGTGCAATGTTAACAGTCTTAAACTTTCTTTTCTCTATATTGTCAAGACGTAAGTTAAATTGTCCCCACGTGTAGAAGCCCCCTCCTATTGCAGTTATCACCCCTATTATGGTGATGTACTGCTGTAGCTTTGGTAATATGTTTTTCATATTGTCCTCCTTAATTTACCAGTGTCTAATAACACCTGCTATTATAAAAAAACAAGTAAGCCATCCTAAGACTCTATCTGTTTTCAGTATAAATTTTTTTATTAAATACATTATTTTTTGCCTACGTAAAGACCGAACCAAGCTGCTCCTGCACCCACTATCACAGATACAAAAGCTGATTGTGCATTGGTAGGGTCTGGTAAAGTCATAAACCACATGGATGTTTTATAGAACATTAATCCATAAAGGCTTATCAGAAGTCTAGGAAAGACCCTCCACTTATCAAAACCCTCAGCATTATTGTACCATGATTTTTTAGGTACTTCTACTATCTTTATTTCTGGTTCACTCATACTATCTCCTATCTATAAAAAATTCTGTAGACTGTCCACCTGTCATGTTTTGTAGGGTGTTCATACTATCAGATATCATAAAACTATACCCTGCATTATCTTCTAGCGTTACACTTGCGTATATCACAGTTGGTGTATACCAGTTTGTTTGATCTGTTATGTTAGCAGAAGTATAGTCAGAGAAGTTGGGTACGTAGTTCATGTAGGCAATTAAATTAGATTGTCCTTGCGAATCATATTGTCCAGACTCCTCTTGTTGTGTTTGTGATGACTCTTGCTGTGCCCTTATGTTGTTGGCTACTATCTCCTCTGCTATCTGTTCTGCTTCAGATGATGTAACCATAGTGCTTGTAACACTTTGTATTTGGTTTTCCATAGACGTAACTTGTACCTCAGCCATCATTACAGATGGTGTATTGTCCATAGTAGGCACTGGCAATATCTCTATAGATTGTAAAACATTATTTGTTTGTACTTGTGCAGATGCTATCTGGTCTGAGATGCTAGGCGAACTAGATATAGATGTACCACCTGAACCCCCTGATACTGCAGAAGATGTGGTGCTAGATGTACTAGAAGAGTTACTGTTTCCGTAACTGTTAGCTATAGAATTACTAACTACAGAATTTGTAACAGATACTACATCCCTACGTCTAGTTCTTCGTTCAGGTCTATCTCCTGACTCTTCAGTAAGTTCTTCACCAATCTCCTCTTCTTTAAATTCTTCTTCATATTCTTCTTCAAACTCTTCTTCCGTTTCTCCAAGCTCTTCTCTCTCCTCTATCTCTTCTTCAAAGTCTTCAAACTGTTCTTCGTACTCTTCCCTGTCTATCTCATCTTCAAAGTCAAAGTGCTCATCCATATGTTGAGCAAACTCTACAAACTCTTCTTCTGTAACTCTTACCTCAGGTAGTTCATCTAAAGGTATTAGTATATCTACAAAAGTTAATGATCCTTCTGTACTATTATCCAGAGTAGAATCCCCAAAATCAAATATATCGAAACTATCAAAAGTGTCTTCATGTTCTTCTACATCCCTGCTATCATATTCCATATAACCAATGCTAGCAATATCATCGTAGAAATCACCAGTATCACTCCTGCCATCATCACTCGTAGAAAAAATGAGTGCTCCTGTATAAAGCTCTTCATCATTGAAACCATAAAAATCATCCTCATCATCGTAACCTAACAGCATAGCATCAGAAACTCCTGAGCCCTGTAGGTAGTAGTCATCTTCTTCTATATCGAAACTTAAGTCATAAACATCACAGAGTTGACTGAAGTCAGAATCGACCAAACACTCAGAAGATAGGTTAGTAAAAGATTCATCTATAACTGGTGCTGTAGTTAAAGACCAATCGTCTGTTCTATTGAAAGCTGTTGAGTTGGTGTCTTCGTATCTCAGGTAAGTCACAGCCTCATTGTTACCTTGCAAGCCTATAGTTATGTCGTGGTTTGATATGTCTATTTTATCATATCTAAACTCTATAACATTTGTTGTTTCGTATAAGATAGCCTCAAAAGAATTTTTGTTAGAGTTGTTATACTCTCTTGCATTGTACCATCCAATTACAAAGTATTGATCTGTATCAGATGTATTACCAAAGGTCTTGATGTAGGGATTTTGTGTGCCATTGTTGATTAAATCGGTCCAAAGGGGGTATACTGTGTAATTGAAGGAGGTAGCAGGTATAACTTCCGATAAGTAGTTTCTACTTCTAGATACAGAAAAGTTGTTTTGGAAGGTAAAGAAACCATTCATAGATATGTTTACATCATCAAACGTAGAACCATAAAACTCAAAGTCAAAGCCAAGAGGTTTCATCCCAGACATTTGATCGTCACCGAGGTTTAGGGCAGTACCAGTGCTTTGTATGTTAAGAAGGGGGTCACTGCCTACAGTAAATGTAGGTGTGTTTGCATATACGGTACTACCCAGTAGGAAGATTAATGTTAAGAGTCTGTACATATCTTATGTGTAGGATATTTTTTACAGAACTTTGGTTTAGTGTAGGCTTTAAATTCATGTGTAGCAAGTTCTTTTTTTACGTCTTCCCAGTCAGGTCTTTCTTCTGGGTTTTGTTCCCAAGCAATACGTGCTTCTTCACCTATTTTGCCTTTATACGGACAAGGTGTGCCTGCTTGCATCATTGATCTCCACACGCCAGGATTTTCACAGAGTAAGGCTACAGCAGCTACTTTCATCCCCATGTCATACAGAGCCTTAGAGTTTTTCAATCTTTCGCAGTTTTCGTCTCGTACACTTCTACCAGTAGATACACCAAAGAACTGAGTCTGGACTGCTGAACTAGCTCCTGTGGTGCATAGGTCTTGGGAATATGACATTATAGAAGGAGCTATAGCGGAGGGAGGAGCAGTTTTAATTCTTTGTGTTACCTTCTGTGTAGAGTCATTTCTAGATACACTAGTATTATTATTATTATTTATATTGGTATTCTGATTTGTATTTGTGTTTATATTTTCTGTAGATACAGAAGAAGTGCTTGTAGAATTATTAGTGTTTAAGTTAGTGCTGTTATTTGTATTTAGGTTTGTATTGCTTGCTGTCGAGTTACTAGTTATAGCACTAGTAGTATTGTTTGTTACGTTTTGTGTCTGAGTAATGTCAGATGTTACATTGCTTGTACTAGTTGTAGTATTGTTGTTTGTAGCAGTCGTAGTTATGGTGCTAGTATTTACATTGTTATTATTATTTGTTGCAACTGATGTACTATTGATTGTATTATTATTGGTATTATTATTTGTATTTGTACTAGTTACAGTGCTTGTAGTTGTATTAGTTATGTTAGAGTCTTCAGCTAGTAGGAGGCTACTAACAGATATCAATGCTATTCCCATAATAGCATACTCTCGTAGGTTTTTAATCACAACAATCTCCTATCGTTAATTAACCTGCTTCTTTTTGCATTTCTCCTGATTCTAAAAATGCAATTAATTCCTCATCACTTATGCTGCTAACGTATTGTATTAACTCTCCTGCAAGCTGTTGTTTTTGATCTTGAGAAAGTTCAGTACCATCTTTATTACGGAACGCAGAGAAGTCTATTATACTATCTTCTTCATTAAATTGCATAGGGTCTGCTGCTCCATTGATAGCTACTGCAAATGTCATATTTGTAAGTCTTCTTCTTACACCTATACCTGCAGAATAGTTACCATCAAAGAACATATCTTTAAATACCCCTGCTGCTTCAGGTCCTTGTTGTAACATGTTTTCAATTAATTTTACTTGTCCCTGAGGCAATGATTTAATATAAAATTCTATAGCAACAAACTGTGGACTTACAAAACCTCTAGCCATGTTATAGAATCTTGAACCTAAAACCTGTGAAGTAGATTCTGGAGACACTCCTGAGTAACCTACCCTATTTCCTTCTGGAGCAAACTGTCGGTAATATAATTGTTCTTGAGGATTTAATATAGCTGCAGGTCTTCTCTGTTCACTTAGTATAGAAAGTGGGTCTACACTACTAGGGTTAAAAATATTTTTACCTCTACTTCTTTGTGACATATCTAAAACAGGTTTAGCTACAGAATTTACCATAGCAGTATGGAATTGAGTTAAGAAAGCTAAATCATCTACTGCCTTTGGTCCAATTAAATCTGCTATTACCTCTCCATTTTTTTTCATAACTTCAAATATTGCAGGAACTTGAATTTGTTCACCACCAAACGTAACTGGTACCATTTTCATACCGCCTGTATCAAGATCAAAGTATTCATCTAATAAACCTCTATATATAGTAAATCTTGCAGCCTCTCTTTCAGGACCTTTTAAATTTTTTATTTGATCTGCAATAGTGGTAAACTCTTCGTTTATTTCTAAACTTTCCTCTGCTAAATTTCTTTTTTCTAATTGTAATCCTTGTATTAATTGCTGAGTGCTTGTAGAGGGTTGTGCTATTCCTTCAAAACTTTGTTTTAAATCTTCCATATCTCTTGCTACTTCTCTGTCTACTGAACGTTGTTCAACTTTTTCTAAACTTTTTTGATATTCTGATTTAACTTCTGTTTTAGGACCATCATTTTTTAATGCAGCTATTTTAGCATAAGTGCCTTGTGGCATCCAGTCTGTGTTCATTTCTATATATTCTATTGTTTCTTGTAAGTTTTTATAACTACTATCCCCTTTGTCTAGTAGATTTTTTATAGCAAGTCTTTCTAAAATAACTCTTGTTATAGATTCTCCTAAGTCTGCATCATAAATTTCATCTGTCTTTACACCATCAACATACTTGTGTAATTGAAATGGTACGTCTGCTACTTCAGATTCTTTTATTACTTGATTTACAATTCTAACAAAAGCATCACCTTCCATGTCGTTCAAAAGATTTAAAAGAACATCTTTCTCATCCATTAAACTTTGACCTGTTCCTTGATTTTGTATATATGTATTTCCTGTCCTAGATTTTATTACAGGTGCAACGTTGTCCCTAAAGTAGATATTTGCATTAAGTAAATTTTCTGGAACTTCTGAAAATAAATCTGTTACATTATCCATAATAAAATTAAATGCATCTAAATCTGTTACTTTATTTATATCTTTAGCTTGTCTTTTAGAAACAGCCTGTGCTAGTAAACCTCTTTCTCTGTTTATATCTTGAAATTTAAAATATTTATAATCAAAAAAATCAAAAGTTTCATCACTAAATATATTAGTTAATTCTCTGTTATTTACAACAGGATCGTTGTTTTGTAATCTTGTTTTAACTACAGCTCTTTGTGCTTCTATTTTTTTTATTTCTTTATTAATTTTATTTTGTTGAGTTTCACTTACTGCATCTTCTAGCTTCATCTTCAATTTTATTATTGCTGCATTTGCTTGACCATCAAAACCTTCTAATGCTTCTGTTACATTTACAGGATCAAATGTACGTTCTATTTTTTTGCCTTTATTAAAATCAAGCCTTGCACTATATGTATGCCTAGGTCTTAAATCTGTACCTGCACCGCCTGTTTTTTGACTTTCACCTTCTCTAAATTTTTTAAGTAATCCTTGAAAACTATTTTCAGAAAGTATTAATTCTTTTCCGTTAACAGTAAAAGCTTCATCATATAAACCTGCTTTTGTATCAACTAATCTATCTAAGATATAATTAATAATTGTTTTAGTGTTTCCTTCAGTTTCCACAGTTGCATTATATCTTTGTGTACTTGATATTTTATTAGTGCTTTCATCAGGTGCTAACCTAGGATCAACTTTTGTAGTCTCTATATATTCTTCACCATTAAAAGACTTAATAGAATCATCTCTATTCATACCTCCTGCTACTTCTTCTTCGACTCTTGGTACGTCATTTGCAAGATTTCCTGAATTATCATTTTTTGTTAGCTCCTCGACAATATATCTTCTTTCATCAATCTTCTTTGCATTTTCTTCTACAGTTGTTCTTGCCCAATTTCTTAAAGTAATTATGTTTTGATTCACTACATTAGTTGCATCAAACCCTTCAGATTGAACTATATCTTTTAGTATCATATCTAATACTATAGCTGTTCTAGTTGATTTATCTTTAGCAGCAGATAACATTACAGATTGATCGTTTTGATTTACTATTGCTTTTGCAGGATTGCCTCCTGGACTTAATGCTACACTACTTCCTCCTGCAGCAAGATTTTGTTCTAAACCTTTTATTAATGGCATACCTAAAATTTCACCAAAAGTTAATTCTGTTATAGACTTTATAAAGTCTTCTTGATATTTTGGTTTACCAGTCTTAGGGTCTACAATTTCACGTAACCTACCTGCTACGTTGTCCATCAGTTCTATCATTTCAAAGAAGTGTGCTCTTCCTGCATTATACAATTCAGGGTTTTCATCTCTGTTTCTTCTCATGGCTGTTACCATGTTAATTATAAAATTTCTAGATGCTTTGTCTTTAAGTAGTTTATCAGTAGCAGCCTTTTCGGTAGGAGATAAACTTGCGTAATATTCAGAACTTATACCTGCTCTTCCTGCTATTATGTCATCTATAGGGCTTGACCAGAACTCAATAATTTTATCAAGACCTTCGTTATTACCTGAAAGTTTTCTAGGAAGCACTCTCATTACATCTAAAAAGCTTCCTGCGGCATTTGTATTCCATAAAATATGAGCTGTAGTAGGAGCAGTTATAAATGCTGCTATAGTCCCTAGAGTTGATGCTATAGGACTACCTTCTAATGTAGAAGATTTAAATAAGTCCATACCCATAAAATCATATCTTTCTTGATTTGCTGTATTTTCTATAAAGTCAGCCATAGTAGCTGCCATAAAACTATATGTAAGCACAGGTTTTATTAAACTAGGATTATTGTTAATGTATTGTAAAGCTCTTGCTTTTGTTATTTTAGTTCCTGAACCTTCATAACCCATTAACATGCCTTGCCTAATTAATGGGGCAAGCAAATAACTAACAGTTCTGTCAAACCCTTTTGCATCTGATAAGTTTTCTTTTATGTAATTAAATGTATATGTGTCGAGATCAATAATACCACCATCCGCTGCTCTTATTAAACCTTTTGATATACCTGTTTCTGTTGATTCTCTTAAACTTTTACCTAGAAAATATTTTGGAACATCATCAAATACAGTCATACTAGTTACAAATTCTGCAATTAAATTAGCTGCGTCTCTTTCACCCCTATCAAGATTACCTTGTAAATTAAACTCTACACTTATTTGATCGCCTAAACCTACAGCCCCTAAAGCATCTTGAGTTTTTCCTATACCTTCAACAACTCCTGATAAAGGTCCTCCAAATTTATTTAAACCTAATATCTCTTCATAATCATCTATGTCGCCTATACTATCTTTTATATCATCTGGTAAATTAAAGTACATTTGACTTACCATATTATTTTTACTTTCTTCTGTTATTTTTCTTTTTACAGTAAACTGTGCTAAAGGTCCAAAATTTTTAATTTCTTCTTGGGTAAGGTTTGCAGTTCCATATTCTCCTGGCTCTACTCTTGAACCTATTTTAGGATAATTTTGATATTTTACTCTATCATCTAAAAACCTTGCCATTTCAGATGGAGTATTAAATAAGTCTATAAACTCACCAGTAAGCCCTACACCTATTTCACCTATTTCAAACAATCCCTTAACGCCTGCCCTAACTCCTTCGCCTACAGCAGTTACCGCACTTCTTTCCGCACTTCTAAAACGTGGTGTAAGGATTTTATCTGAGCTTTCTCTATCATAATCAAAAGTATAGTAAGGACCTACGTCTTGTAGTTTTTCTTCTATTACACTATACATTTCATCTCTATTAATAGCTTCTTTTTGATTTTTACTTAATGATCCATAAGCATCAAATGTAGCTCCTTGAACATCAAATTCACCATCCTTAGTAGCAAAAGGACTTTTTCTACCTTCTTTATTAAAACCATCTCTACGTCTAGCTACTTCTTTAAGTAAAGGATCGTATACTAAATCAGGTTCTGAAGTTAATCTAGTTTGAAGACCTAAAACATCTTTACCTGTTTTACGAAACATATTTGCTATTTGATTAGGCAATGTATTTTCTTCTGTAACAGTTTCTACTTCAGGTGTTTCTTCTGTAACAGTTTCTACTTCAGGTGTTTCTTCTGTAACAGTTTCTACTTCAGATACTACTTCTTCTTCCTCTTCCATATTCTATCCTTATTTTAATTTATCTAGTAATTTTTTTCTTTTAGCTTTAAATTCTGCTTTTTGTTCCTCACTAGCACTTGAGCTTGCACCTGCTAATATTGTATAAGTTTCTATAAGGTTTTGTACTTTATCTATCATAATAGGACTATTAGCATCTAGGTTTTCTAGGTTTGTATACTCTTCTTCTATTTGGTTTCGTAACTCTTCATTAGTAGAATACTGTTCCCAAACTTGTTCTTCAGCTTCTCTTTGAGAATAAGTTACAGAGTTTCTTATCATAGCATCTTGTAAACGTATATCTGCTATATAAAGATCATTACCACCAACGTAAGCAGTATAACTGCGTATGTCGTTTTCTCCTACATTTTGAATCATGCTATTTACTACATTTTGAACTTCTTTTGGTCTAGAAAGATTAGCTGAATTTTTTGTTATAAAATTATTAGATATACCTCTTCTTGTTATATCTTTTACCTTATCATCAAAAATTCTTATAATATCATTCATTGTATTAGTATTTATTCCTGCATCAAAACTTTCTGCTCCTAAAGCTCTTAACGCAAAAAGAACGTCAGCATCAGAAACAGTTCTAGTTCCTCCACTACCTCCTTGAATAAATGATGCATAGGTATAAGCCATAGATATTAAAGTTGCTTTTCGTCTTTCAAGAGGGCTTAAAGCTTGCCCTGCTAACATTTTTTTTCTAATGTCTTTAATGCCTTTTATTGATTCTACATACTCATTATATTCAGCCCTAGTAAATTTTTGGTCAAGATTAATACCTAACTCTCTTGCCCTAGCTAATCTTTTATTATCCTCACCTTCATTACCACTTTTACTATAATAAGACCTTGCACTAAATGTATCATTGTCACCATACCTAATAACAGCTTCTGTTATATTTTGAACGTCACCTAACATACCTTTAAGCATTTCTGTAATATTATCTGCAGCATTTTTAAATAAAGGAGAGACATTTTCTCCTTGAGGAATAGCTCCAAGTATCCATTTTTGAATAGCTTCACCGTAAGTTCCTGGAGTAACAAAAGGAACACCTGCACCCCTTAGATCAAGTATGTTAGCATCTATATTTTTAAGTCTGGCAGAGTATATGCCAAAAGCATCTGTAAATTGATTTAAAGACCTTAAACCTTCTAAAAAATCATTATCTACAGGTTCTGGACCACTAACAACTGACCTACCATCAAAATCATAATTTCTTAAAGTATAACCTTCTATAACGTCTACTATCATGCTATCATCTGTAACCCATCTACCTTCTATAGGATTATCGTTTAAAAATTTTAATTCATAATCTTTATATTCGTTTTCAGGTAAACTTGATATTCTAAAATTAGCATTGTTTTTAGGGTTTATAAATTCTGTAAACAATTCAGCAACTTTTTGTGAACTAGCTCCTTCTGTTTGTAAAAGATTATATAATGATGCTCCTTCATATAATAGTCTAGGAACAGAACCGTCTTTATTCTTGCTTAGTGCTTCTTGGTATCTATCTGCAATCTTTTCCTCTCCAAAAAAAGTTTTATCTATTTTAAATATACTATCTTGATCTGCATTTTGAGGAATTTTATCTGGTGCATTTATAAAGTAAGATTGACCATTGTCTGTAGAGTAGGCAAATAACTCGGTATTATATTTAGATAATCTTTTTTGTCTTGCTCTATAATCTTCACTAGTAAGACTATTCATTATTAAATCATCAAGAACATTAATACCTGTTCCCTCAAATGCTAATTTTCTAACTTGTTTTCCATCTTGTGTTACGGTAGTATTCCCTGCTAACCATGCAGTTCCTCCGCCTGATACATTAGACATAAATTTTTGTACTTGTGGATCATCAGGGTTATCTTTTATATGTTTATTAACTACTTTCTTATCATCATCAGTCATATTTCTTAACTTTTCTAAACCACCTGCAAAGAAAAAACTTTTATTTGTATTAGATAATGCTTCATTTCCAAAAGGATTGTAGTTTTTGTTGTCTATTATAAAATCATTTACTTTTAATTCTTTCTCTGCCGCATCTTGGTCTGCCTTTATTTTAGCCTCAGCTACATCCAATTTACCTTTATTTGATAAAAGAATCCTTTTAAGATATCTTTGATCTTCTGCTTCCTGTTCTGCAGCCGCAGCTTTTGCTTTTCTTTCAGCATCCTGCCTTTCTCCAAGTCTTTTAGCAAATCCTCCTGCGAATGAAAACGCACTCATTTTATTCTCCTTCCATTTCTAAAAATGAACCATCTGATTCTACAGGTTGTTCCATTGAATTTATTTTATCTCTAGCTGCTGTTCTAGAAGTTATTTCTTCTTCAAGTTTGGCTAGTCTTGCTTCACCTTCCCCTGCTCTTATTTCAGAAGCTAATTCAGGGTCTAGGTTATTCATATTTCTTTTTACTCTATCTTGTATGTTTTCTTCTTCTTCCATAGGTCCATCTGCAAAAGGAGTTACAGGTACGCCTGCTTCTACCCCCATCACCATAAGCATAATAGCTAATGCAGGTTTTACTATTTCTGCAACATCTACAGAAAATTTTCCTTCAGCTACACCGCCTTTAACAAACATGTTAACTATAATTTCTACAGGAAAACCTGAAGCCATCTGAGCTACTAATTCTTCAGATACCTCTGGTTGAGAAACATATCTTTTTATATCAGCGATAACAGCTTCTGGATCATTTTCTCTTGGTGGTTGTTCAAAGCTAGCACGACCAGGTTCATCTGTCAAAGATTGTCCAGGCGTAGGAAAAGCTAATGGATCAATCTCAGCATCTATTTTAGAACCTTGCTGTTTTTCAGGCATAGGAGGTGTTGTTTGCATTATACTTTCTCTCTTTTATATTTAGAATTATATCTGTCAGAACTAATTAAAAATTGTTCCAATGAATATAATCTTTTTTGTCTTTTTGCATTTTCTTGTAACAGTTTAAAATCTACTTTTTGACCTGAGGGAACTTGCATGTTAGCGTAGTCTGTAGCTCTTAATTCTTTGCTTAAATTTATTTTAGGAACTGCAGTGTCTCCTGCAGATGCTTTAACTCTTGTAGCACTTATTTTATTGTCTTCTTCTAATTGAGCTTCCATAAAACTATAGATTTCATCTATTTTATCTTCATTACTTTTTTTTGGTTTATCATCACTTTCTACACCAAGTAAAACTTCTCCTACAAATTCTCCAACAGGATTATCCACTATAGGATCAATATACTCATCTTTAAAATCACTAAACCAACCCATAATATCCTCCTATATTTTATCGAATACCCAATCTGCTACTCGACCACCTATAGCAGACCAAGCATCATTTTTAACTTCAGCATTAAATAAAGCTCTGTTTACATCACCACTTAGAGCTATCTTTGCTAATTCATGTACATACTGATCTTGATTAAATTGTTGTTGCACTAACCAACTAGCTTCGTCTCTATATTGTTGCCAAATTTTGTTTAAACCTGCTTGGCTAGTTTGCAATGTATTTAAGGCATTTATTCTGTTTGCTTCATTTTGAGCAACAGTGTTTTGTGTATTTAATTGCCTACGCCAAGCTGCATTAGATTGATTAATTTCTTTAACCATAGTAGCGTTAAATTTTTCTCTAGCATCAGTTAAAGATGAATTAAATTTAGCAATAGCGTTTTCTTCATTAACATTAAACTCAAGCATACCTCTAACTCTATTTGCATTTTGTTGTGCAGTCTGTGCTCCTAGCTGTGCAAAAAACTGTTCTACTTGATTTTCTGATTGTGCATTAAATTGCAGTCTAGCATTGTCTGCTGCTTGATCTGAAAATAGTGCTTGAGTTTTAGCTTGAAATTTTAACACTTCGGCTTGTTGTTTATTTGTAAGGTTAGCCATATCTAATTGTAAAAAAGATTGAGCATTTTGTACAAGAGCTTGTTGTTTGTTATTTAAATTAGTTAAATCCATATTTGCATAAGTTGCAGCATTTTGTAGTGCTACTTTCATTTCTGCATCCATGTTTGTTAACGTCATGTTTTCCATTATTTTAGATTCATTTAAATTACGTTGCTGTTCTTCTGTAAATTTTAAATTGTTTATTTCTGCTATTCTTGCGGCATTTATTACTGCAGCTTGTTGACCATTTGTAAGTTCTTGTCCTCTAATAGCAGCCTCTACTTGAGCATTTGCTAAAGCTGTCTGTTGTCCATTGCTTAAATTAGTTAAAGCTACTTGAGTATTTGCTGCACTATTTGCTAAAGATGTTTGTTGTTCATTGCTTAGATTAATGCCATTTACCTCAGCATATCTAGCAGCATTAGTAAGATTAGTTTGTTGTTTGTTAGTAAGTTCCTGTCCTTGTACAGCAGCTTTTAGTTGTGCATTTGCTAAAGCGGCTTGTTGCATATTAGACAAAGAATCTGATTGTAATTTAAAAGCATTAGTAGAATTTGCTAAAGCTGCCTGTTGTCTATTATTTAAATTTGACAATACAATGTTTTGAGCAGAAGCCTGATTAGCTAAAGCTACTTGTTGTTTATTAGATAGATTAGTTAGATTAATTTGTGCAAACATTTGTGCATCTTGTGCAGCTACTGGAATAGACGCTTCCATTGCAGCTTGCATAATTGCAGCACCTGCCATAGAGCTTGCAGATAAACCTCTAGCAGCCATAGTAGCTTCTGCATTTCTTATAGCAGCAGCAGCAAAAGCAGGAGTCTTACCGCCTGCAAATTGCCCCATTAAATTTTCTAGTTGACCTTGTACAGTTGCTTCTTTAGGAACATCTGCTATAGCCTGTTCAGCAGCAACAGCAGGTAGTCCTGCTTCTTCTGCAGCAGTAGTCTGTTGAGCTTGCATTAATGCTTTATTGTTTAACTCTGATTGTATTTGAGCTTCACTTTGTGCAACATTTTGTCCTAAAGTTGCAGCAGTGGCTAACTCATCTGCCTGTACTTCTCTTTTAGCAGCAGCAGTTGCAACATTGTAATCTGTTTGTACAAGGTTTGCAGAAGGTATGGTACTTGCTGTTACCCCTTCTAAGCCAGGAGTTTCAAAAGTTCCTTCAGCTTTTTTAATATCTATACTGTCTACTTGTGGACCTAATGATGCAATAGCAGTATTACTTAAAGTTCCTGTTGCACCAGTAGCAGAGCCTGTAAGTGCATTTGTTGTTTGTGCAGATAGTGCTAACTGTTTTGCAGCTTCACTAGCTTTAATTGAAGCTTCTACAGTATTTGCAGAGGAAGGATCAGTATAACCCTGAACTTCTAACTTTTTCATTTGTTCTGCAGTTATTTGTGTGGCATCTGCAGTGACATCTCCAGAAACTTGTGCACCTATAGAAGTTTCTAATTCTCCTGCCTGTATGTTTTGTTGTATAGGGGTAACTTGTTCTCCTGGTTTTAATACAGGGTCTACACCTGTAAGACCTGCTTGGTAAGCTACTTCGTTTGTAACGTCAGTAAATCTACTATCAGCATTGCCCCCACTACCTCCACCAGAGCCTCCGCCTGAGCCTCCACCAGAGTCCCCACCTTCATTATTTTTTGATTGTTCTATGAGAGCATTAGCTGCAGCAGTAGCAGAAGCAGCGTCTGGAAAAGGTCCTGCTACATATCCTGCAGGAGGTGCATCACCTTCGTATGCTTCTTTTCTATAATATTTTTGGTTTTTACTATCAGGGTTAAATATAACATAGTGTACAATTTTTCTATCTTGTTTTTGAAAATAAGTAGAAGAAAAAGGATTAGTATCTTGTGTTTGTGTAGAACTTATATTTTCAAATGTAGGAGTTCTATCTATGTCTGTTTCTAAAAGAGTTTCGCCTTCTTTTGTTTCTGTTCCACCTAGACTTTCAACTTCAGAAGCCCTACCTCCAATTTGATTACCATCATAATCAAAGTATGTTCTAACAAAAGTACCATCTGGTGCGGCTGTTTGTGTAGTTTTTGATAAATCTACTTGAGCCCTATCTTTGTTGCCTATAGTTCTACCAAACATATCAGTATATGTTTTAGTGCTTCCAAAAGCATCTATTTCACCACCATCTTGCATGCCTTTTCTTTCCAAAGCCTCTAGCCTGTTTTGTATTTCTTTATCTGTCAACGGTTTCTTTGGCATCCTTCTTCCCTCTAGCCTATAATTATTTTAATTAATAATCCTATTACAGAGACACTAGCCCCTATAAGTATTGCTTCAATTCTGTAAAGCCTACGGTCTATTGCTTCATACCTAGTTGAACAAGCGTCAACATGGTCATCAATTTTTTGGTTTACAGTTGCGGTTGTTGGTTTAGTAGGCATGTTTTCTCCTTATTTATATTATTAACCACCAAAGTCTTCGTTTCCACCTGTAGCAGAAACACCTGATCTATCTAAATCGGATTTTACTATGGCGTATACACTTACTATTCCTTGTGTAAAACTTATATTACTCTGTACAGATCCCCCAGAATCAGCAGCATATATTTTAAAACCATGTGCATATCCAGTAGTAGAAGCATCTGCATCAGTAGATGCATGACCTTTATCTAGACTTACAAGTCCACCAGTAGTGCCACCATCACCATTGTATGTAGCATCCCAGTTCCAACTAGCATATCGGTTGCTTTGTGTGTAAATACATTTAGAGTATAATCCTGAGCTAGTATCATTAGTAGTATTATCTATTTGTGGAACAGAGTCTTCTTGATTATTAAATAAACCATAATTTTTACCTCCTAGCATACAAGGTATACCAGTAGACGAAGTAAAATCATATGCAGTGCTACTATAGCTTGTGCCTAAAACATAAGAATTAACTGCATGCCAAGTATTACTCATCACACTTGTACTTCCATCAGAAGCTAAAGGTTGGCAATAAACATATATATTATCAGTTGTTAAATTACAACTAACATTATGTATTTCAATTTCATAGGCAACTACTTCTGACGCAGGTATATTTGCAGGTATCATAAATGTTGTAGCATTATTAGAATTACCACTGTTATCTTTTTCTCTTCTAAAGTCTCTAGACCCTATATATATTCTAGTATCATGTTGAGGATCAGTAGGTGGACCTGCAATAGCTAATGTAGAAGCACTTGTTGCTACACCTGCAACAACTTTAGGAAGTCCTTGTACTCTGTCTAAGCCACCTGTAGGTTTTACATAATATATTTGACCTATAGTAAGAGAACTTTGTGCATCATCTATACTACCTGCTATTTGTATAGTAGCAGTAGCACCGTCAGAGTAATTAGCATCTGCAATGCCTATGTAATTTTCAGTAGTTAAGTTTGTACTAAATGCTATATCAGATTGTCTAAATATAGCTGTGGGTCTTGATTGTTGATTTGCTCCTGTATTACCCCAACTAGCAACATAATCTGAAGCAGTTGCTTTACCATCTCCAAAAGTAGTTAAAATACCACAACTAGCGTCTGTACTTGTAGAACTTCCGTGTGCAATATGATGAGCAAAATGATCGGCATCTGCATCTGATGAATTAGGTATTTCAAATTTTCTAGCTCCTAGAGTATTAGAGGAACTAACACCAGAAGTTGTAACTTCAACATTAATCATATATAATTCGTTTTGTGAAGTTTTACAAATAACTTCATATATTCCTTTACTAGATGTACTTAATTCTGTGTTTTTAGTAGCGGAAATTCCTCCTTCAGTACAATCTTCATTTATTATTTGTGAAGGAGTAGTTGCAGTGGGTGTTGTTCCACTTATACTAATTACACATCCATTTACTCTGCTAGTATCACCATTCATAAAGAAACATACGGTTCTTTGAAGTTCTTCATCATACTGTAAGAAAGTTTGACTACCGTTTCCTCCAAAAGTTCCTACATTTATTAATTCAACTGGAGTACCTAAAGAAAGTGTAGATTGACTACTTGTACCAGAGGGTGTTGCTACTACTAAATGAATATCTCTAGCTGAGCTAGTCTCTTCTCCTTTTGTGTATTGGATTAAAAATTTACCTGCACTAGTATCAAAAGTTACATCCATACCTAATGTACGACCATTTTGTGAATCATCAATTATTATTGCAGTATCATTCCAAGTTATAGAACCTGATGATGTATTCATTTCTCCTATAAGAGCAGAACCATCACCATTATTAGCATGTTGGTTTGAAGTATTTTTATGTGCCCAAACACCATACCTAACACCATTTACTGTGCCTGCTGCAAAATGATGTCCACCATCTCCTGAAGTAGGACCTGTCGATGCATCAGGACTTACTCTTACCATATCTTCCCAAGATATAGTATTAGTAGTTCCTCCAGTTACTGTGCCATAAGTGTAATAAGCACCTTTTTCAGCAGCTCCATAACCTGCCATATATACAAATTGATATACTTTATTAACTACTGTGTCGTAATAACCTGAAGAAAAACAACCTGCAGTTCCGTTACCTTCTACTCCTTGGCTTGCATTAAGATTTGCGTTCATTCTTTGTGCAGTTCCTTGTGATATACTTTTATCTGCACCTATTGTAAGAACTTTAGAAATAGGATTATGGGTAGAAGTGCTTGTTTGAGACTGGTCCGCAGTATCTGCAGTCATAAATATAAATCTGTCTGTGTCTGGATCATATACCATAGAACTCAAATTATTAACAGTACCATTAAACTGACCTGTAGGATATACAACTGTTTCACTTCCTACACCACCTATTCTTACTGCATTTCCTGTAACTTGAGCTGCTTTACCTGCAGAAGTTATTATTACAGGTTGACCATTACTTATAGCACCATCTGCAACTAGTGTAGTAGTTCCTGCAGAAGCTACTGAACCCCAACTTAAAGCATTAGAACCGTCTGTTTTTAAGAACTGACCGTCTGTACCGTCTGCATTAGGTAACACCCACACTTCATTAGATGATATAGAATCTGGAGCTTTAAAGCCTACATAGTTTGCACCATTAGCTGCTAACTCTTGGAATCTTAATTCTGTACCATTTCCTGTACCTGTACCATGAGGTGCAAAACTTACACCCCCTGCAGCTACAACTGCTGTAGTATTATTTCCATCTTCGTCATATTCTATGCTTACATCTTGATCTGAACCAAGATAAATTTTCTTATCATCGGCAATATATAAGTCACCCCATTCAAGAGATGTACTACCTAAATCTGCACCACCTGAAGCGTCTGGTACAACAGAAGTTTCTGCTGTAAACGTGTTTGTTCTAATTCCAGAAGTACCATTATCAATAGCACCAAACCCTGCAGTAATAGAACCACCATCTAGTGCTCCTGTAGATGTAACATTAGTTTGTGCTGCAGTAGACAGTGTTCCTGCTAAAGTTCCACCAGTAACTGTACCTGAAGTAGTAATAGCAGAAGAGCCAACATTAATAGCACCAAAATTAGATGTAATAGAACCTGCATCTAAAGCACCCACAGAAGTTATATTTGTCTGTGCTGCTGTAGCTAAAGTACCTGTTATATTTCCTGTAGCTTCTAAAGTTCCTGCTATTACTAAACCACCATTAGATAATGTCATTAGGTCTGTGTCATCTGTGTGACCTATAGTTGTTCCATTAATTAATACATTATCTATATCTAAAGAGCCGCCAGATATTAAACCTGTTGTTGTTATGTTAGAAGAGCCTGTATCTATAGTGCCAAATCCTGAAGTAATAGAACCACCATCTAAAGCACCTACAGAAGTTATATTTGTTTGTGCAGCAGTTTGTAAAGTACCTGTAACATTATTAAATATAGCATTACCTACAGAACCGCTAAATACTTCTGAAGAGTTTGTAGCATCTGGTATAAATGTAAATGCTGCTGCGTTGTCATCATACCCAAAGAAACCTACTTTAGCTGCTGAACCATTGTGCCACCTAAATTCAATACCTCTATCTTTGTTATCATCAGAACCTGGGGCTGAATCTCCACCTAGTGTAAAGACAGGATCGTCTATAGTTACTGTAGTAGAATTTACAGTTGTTGTCGTACCATTTACAGTAAGATCACCACCTACAGTTATATTAGCTGTGGTAGTAAGGGTGTCTACAAAAGCATCTTTCCATCTTACACCTGTTGTACCTAAATCTACATCACTATCTGATTGTGGTCCAAATATATTATCAGCTAAATATACTTGTTCTGTGTTATTAGCATAAAAATGTATTTCGTTAGCTGTTTCAAAATCTATTTTAGTTTCGTTATCTTCACCAATTTTAAGGTCGGTAGCTAATATAGAAGTAATACCTGTTTGTGCGGCATCTACAGTAAATGTCATATCATAGGGATCAGCATCCGTACCATTATCTGTGTCTGTCCAGTTTGTTGTAATACCAGAACCAATAAATTTAACTTCTTTACCAGAAGCTACTCCTACTTCAGTACCGTCATCATCTTCAAGTGTCCATGTACTACTTACACCACTTACTTGACCATCTACATATGCTTTAATAGATTGTTGTGTAGCTAACTTAGTAGCAGAATTGGAAGCTAAATTATCTTCATCTAATACAGCAGTACCAGATACTCCAGTGTTTAAAACTGGACTAGTAAGTGTTTTGTTTGTTAAAGTCTGTGAGCCTGTAAGTGTAGCTACAGTACTGTCTATTGCTAAAGTTACAGTATTAGAAGTAGCACTAGAAGTTAAACCTGTACCGCCTGCAATAGTAAGTGTTTCAGAATCTAAATCAATAGCTATAGTACCACTATCAGAAGTAATATCTAAATCTTCTGCAGTTATAGAAGAATCTACATATGCTTTAATTGATTGTTGTGTTGCTAACTGAGTAGCAGAATCGGAAGCCATATTGTCTTCGTCTAATACAGCAGTACCTGAAACGCCTGTGTTTAATACAGGACTTGTAAGTGTTTTGTTTGTTAAAGTTTTTGATGTAGCAGAAAAATAAGTATCTAAGTCAGTAACAGCAACTTGTCTCATAGTTCCTGCATCATTATATACTACTCTATCGGCATCGGCTACAGTAGTGCTAGTAGCAGAAGTTCCACCATCCATAATATTTAGTTCTGTTGCGGTAGACGTTATAGCAGTTCCACCTAAAGTTAAAGAACCTGATATATCTACATTACCGTTTATATCAATGGTAGTAGCAGCTATCTGTATCTCTGTATCAGCAACTAAATCTAATTGTCCATCAGCAGAAGAGTTAATGTATATTGCAGTATCTCTAAATTGTATTTTTTCAGTACTACTAATTAATAAGTCATCTGAAAACTGGAAGTAATCTTCATCTTCCATCCATGTTATAACACCATCATTTGTATTGGCATTAAATGTAAGAGCTATATCGGTATCTGCACCTGTACCCATACTAATAGCATTGCTAAATAATGTAGATATTGGACCACCATCACCTGCTGTGCTACCATCATGTTTATGACCTGTACTTACATGAAAGGCTGCTAATATAGCATTAAACTCATTGTTACTATGAGCTGCTGTAATAGTATCCCCTGTCGTAAAAGTCGATTGTCTTGCTGAATAACCTGCCATTGCTTATCTCCTACCTGCTGCTGCAAATTCTAAACTAAAACCTCTTAATGAATAAGGTGCTGATGTTTCATTTTGTTTTTCTGTAAATTGGACTGCTACCGCAAATCCTGAACCTGTTATAGGTTGTCTAACTAGTATAAATTCTGCACCACCATATATTGAACTACCATATGTCGATGTACCATATAAAGCTAAATCTGCAACTTCTGTAAATGGTATACTGTTTGGGTTTAGTACATCTGTTGAACCAAAATCATATTCTAAACCTAAATTAGTAGTTAGTTCACCTTCTGGTCTATAGTTTAATATTACCCTATGAAATCTTTTTCTAATACCAGGGTCACCCATAGTTAAGTGTGCTGATTTAAATCTAGCCTCTAAACTTATTGTATCATCAGAAGCGTTTGTAAAAGTACTACCAGATTCTTGTTTGTATATATAACCATCATAACCACCATGAACTGTAGTTTCTACATCACTTATATAACCACTATCTGCACAGTTAGGTTTTATCCCTCTTATATCAGAATACTCCCACCTATCACCTTTAAATACAGCTATAATTCCTTTACAGTCTGCTTCAGAACCTTGATCTGCAAAAAATATTCTATATTGTGTTTTAGCTTTTATAACTACAGAACTTATTTTATCTGCTACGGTGTTATAATTTAATTCTGTAAATCTTCTTTGTATAGGTCTAGATATAACACCTAATTCTACGTCACCAATTTTTTCTGTACCTGCAACTGTTCTTAAACCATCAGCAGCTAAAAATACTAAGTCACCGCCTACCTCTTGTATGCTTTGTGGTGCAATACATCCTACATTAGTTGTAACTGGTTGCATTTGAAAGTCTGATATACTGTTTCCTACCAATCTAAATATTGCGTTATCACAGAATATGTAAAGTTGTTCCCTAAATACTTTTAATCCTGTTATATTACCTGTTACAGATATAGAGCCTGCACCTTTAGCAGCACTAAACTCTCCTTCTGCATATGGAGCAGAAAATATTACTTTTTGTGGTGTAGAAGACATGCCTGCATAGAAAGCATGGTTTCTAAATATTTTTACAAACTTAGGGTTAGCAGGTGCTCCTGTGCCATTTATATCTGTTACTGAACTGTCGTTGTAAGAAGATGCATTGTTAGCACCATCAGCCCATATTATTTTATCTGTACCATCCATATTGTAAGTATCAAAATCATATCTACCTGCACTAGTTCTACTTGAATCTATTTGTGTTACAGAACCATTAGATGTAGGTACTTTAAATACTTCTGTACCTCTAGCAGCTATAATTTGATCTTTATATACAGCAGACATAAGTATGGCACCTGTAGTGCTTCCAGATGTGATTTCGTTTGTATTAAACTTAGTAAAACCTGAAATGCGTCTATACCCACCGCCAATATCAGGTTCAAAGTTTCTTAACTCCATAGCTTCTCCTGGCTCCATCTCAAACTGTGACTTGTTTAAGACTAAACCGCCTCTAAAGTTAACTACAAATGGGTTCAACATATCTGCCATTAGACTGCAAACATATAATTTTTACGGTTAAGCAAATCGGTTCTCATTCTTTGTAAGCCAAAGCTGTACTCTTGTAAGTATACTTGTGCTAATTGTGGGTCAGAACGTGTAAGTAAAGTATAGTAAGCTGCCCTTTTTACTATAAGGTCGTG